ATCGGTTATTACTTAGGCCGCCAGCAATATAACACCGATGTTAAAAAAATAACTAAAGGATTAGGTAAAGCTAAGATAATAGTTACAGGTAAGGTAAGCACTGCAAACATCATTCACAGACCTACAGTTCAACAGTTAAAGAAACTAACTAAACAACAGATCGGGGAAAAGGAAGCATTTGATGAAACTTTAGGCGAGATTCCTGAAATCAAGAAAGCGAAGGAAGCATTGAAAGGAGGATGATCATAAATGAAAATGAAATTCGGTAAAAAAGAAGAAAAGAAAGAATTAAAACATGGTAAAAAGGAAGAGAAAAAGGAAATGAAGAAAAAAAAGTAGTTCTTCACAGGGGATCAGCCGAGCTGGAGTAACGAGCTGATATAATTAGAGTATGGCAAGACCTACAGAATACGACTCCACTTTTCCTTATTTTGATACAGCGTTGGAATACTTGAAGACTTGTGGAAGAGAACAGACGAAACTACCTAAGATTGAAGAGTATTGCGAGCTAATAGGGATAGATATTGATACTTCAGAGAGATGGTGCAAGTTATATCCAGATTCAGAGTTTTGCGGAGCGATAAAAAAGGTAAGGACAGCGCAGAAGGGTGAATTGATAGATGATGGCTTATTCGGAGGCAAAGAGGTTAATCCCGGTATGGCTATATTTCTGTTAAAAGTAAATCACAACATGATCGAGAAGAATCAAACAGATTTTACTAGCAACGGTGAAACTTTACATATCTGGGGACCGAAGAAAGAAGAATAATGGGACAACCTAGTTACAAAGAGTTTTCAAAGGGAGATGCAAAACGCCTTACAGCTAAACTTGCCTCTATTCGTTCTAAGAAGGTTAACGAGGCCAAGAAAAAGAAATAATGGCTGACTGGTACGCCCACCCTAAGCAATGGGAAGCCCTGCAACGTACAGAGACAGAGATACTTTTTGGTGGTAGCCGTGGAGGAGGAAAAACAGACGCAGGACTCGTATTCTTAACTAAGCATATAGACAATCCTAATTACAGAGCATTGGTTATCCGTAAGAACGCCGATGACCTAGCCGACTGGACAGACCGTGCAGTACACTTTTACTCAGGATTGGGCGCACAGATAGCCTACAGACCCGCAGTCGTTAAATTTCCATCCGGTGCTGTAATTCATACAGGACATTTAAAAGACGACCAAGCCTATACCAAATACCAAGGACAAGAGTACCAAATCATACTAATCGAAGAGATTACCCAAATACCTGAACTTAAACGATACCTACAGCTTATGGGGTCGCTGCGTTCTACTATTCCAAGTATCAAGCCACAAATGTTTGCTACTACCAACCCCGGAGGATTAGGTCATGTTTGGGTCAAACAGAGATTCATCGACCCAGCACCACCAGGAATATCTTTTATAGGCGATGACCACAGAAGCAGGATATACATTCCGGCTACTATTGATGACAATCCCACACTGGCCTTAAACGATCCAGGGTATATTGAGTTTCTCGAAGGTTTAAAAGAAACTGACGTAGACTTGTGGAAAGCATGGAGATTGGGTGACTGGAACACGTTTGCTGGTCAGTACTTTAAAGAATGGCGCAAAGATTTACATGAGATTAAACCATTCATTCCATATAAGAGTGATGATCGGATATTTGTGGGTGGTATGGATTGGGGAAGGACGGACATGTTTATTACTAGTTTCGATGTAATTGAGAAAGTTTACTGTGGTGAAGGTGAGGATATGGTTAATTTCTTTAGGTCTAGGACATTCTGTGAGGTTGCAGGAACAGAGAAGAAACCCAGCGAGTGGGGTGAGGCCATAGTTAAAAAACTAGACACGTTTAAAAAGACTTTGGATGATATTGAGTGGATCAGATGCGATAATCAGATATTTAACAAAGGCAACGACAACAGTAAATCTATCTACGATCAGTTCATTGACTATGACGAAAGATTCAGAACGCTGTTAAAGCCAGCTTCAAAAGACAGAGTGCCAGGATGGGAGAATTTACACAATTGGCTATCAATCGCTCCAGACGGGGAACCTTACTGGCAAGTCGCAGAGAATTGTAATGAGACAATAGTAAGTATGACTAGCTTGGTACACGATGAGAACCTAGTTGAAGACGTAGATAGTTCTGGTAATGACCACGGGGCTGATGCACAGAGGTATGAGAAGAAACACCTTAAATGGATTGATGCCAGAGTTGGTGCTGTCCTAACTGACAATCCGAAAGATAAGTTACCTGAAACCGCTCACATGGTAGATGGAGGCCAAGCCCCCATCGATTTAAAGGCTTTTGAAACAGGGGGACACAGTGAGCACATAATTAGAAGATAATATGCAATTCCGACTTAAAAGGGACAACTCAATAATCGAGCTTCATATCAACACTGTGACCTTAAACCCAGTGTATGACGGTACAGTCGAGTTATTCAGGTGTTTTGTGTGTGGTAGTGCCATCTCTCAGCACCAGGGCGAAGTCTCAAAGATCATGCCTATTTCTGAACCCACACAAGAGATGCTAGTTATTAAAAAATGTCCTGAGTGTGGCACTTTATATACCTTTCATACACAAGTCAAAGAGAAGCCACGACCCACTAAAGTTGTGTTATTCGTAGAACCAGGCCGATTAGAGAATTTGTTTATGTGCTTCATATGCAGGCAGCCATTACTTAGATACACGTTACATGGGATTTATGATATACCGGATAATAAAGCAGTTGAAACACCTTTTAAGTTGAAGTGTCCCCGTAATGATTGCCCAGCAGACTACGTTTTTCTTGACTTAGTGTAGTGTTATAATTTAACCAAGGACATACCGATTGGATGTCCTTTTATTATGGCTTACGATACACCGAATTATTACTCTAATGTCACTCCTGATAACAAACTCGTGCCGGATGAAGGTCTGAGGATTAAATCTGACCCATTAGAGCTTAAAATAGACGATAAAGACCTAATTAAAACAGTCGACAAAGACGTAAAGGACTACGAAAAGTTCTACAAATCAAACTACAATCTGATTTCACGTAGGCGTAAGAACGAAGTTTACTATTTGGGTCGACAGATTCAGGAAAAGGAAGAACAGGGATCGCTTAAAGACTACGAGACACGTAATTTGGATAATATTCTTTATGAGATAGTAGCCACTCAACAATCCCTAGCTATGTCTCAACTTCCCGACCTTATAGTGACTCCAGGTGAGCAGACAGACGAGAAACGAGAGACGGCTAAACTACTAACCAGGGCAGTTGATAGTGATATAAAGCGTAGAAACAACCGAAAAGTACTGGCATTGGCAGCCAAACACCGCAGAGTCTATTTTGTGGGTGTTATTAAAGCAGTATGGAACCCTGAACTGGCCGGAGGATTAGGGGACTATCAGTTTATAGTTGTACACCCCGACAATATAGAGTTTGATTTCACCGCGACCGAAGCAGATGCAGAGAAGATGAAATACGTATTCCAAGTGACTGAAATGACCGTCAAAGAGGCTTTTATGAAGTTCCCCAAAGCTAAGGAAAAACTAATGGAGCAACTCTCACGTGATGGCTTAGTAGCTAAAGACCAGAAACCAAGCTGGAAAGCACTGGCCTCTACTATAAAAATCCGTGAGGGTTGGTTTGATGAATACGAAACATTAGAAGAGGGCAAGGTACGTAAGGTATCGGGTCTGTTGTGGAAATATAAAGACGTTATTTTGGGTAAGATGAAGAACCCGAACTTCGATTACGAAGGTGAAGAGCAAGTATTCGTGTATGAGGACAAAGAAGTCAAATCATCACGCAGAGCCTTGTCATTACCAGAAATGCAGCAGTCTATGGTTACGGGTATGTTTCCGGCCAATGTCAAGAAAGAGACCATATATCACAACTACTTCGAGAACCCCCGAAAGCCTTATTTCTTCATGGTTTACGATCAATGGGGCAAACAACCATTAGACGAAACCTCCGACCTTGAACAGAACGTCAGGAATCAAGAGGCGTTAGATTCGATGGTTAAAATCATTCAGGAGAAACTAAAAAACCGAGGTCATCATATCTGGAGCAAGAACGCCGGGTTTAAGCCTGATGATATAGAGAAAATGGACCACAACAACCCGGATGAAGACTATCTGGTTGATGGTGATGACATTACCAAGGTTCATGCCTTTATTACGGGTGAACAAGTCACGCCCGCTGAGTTCAACGAAATGGACCGACTACAGAATAGGATGTTTTCACTCTCAGGTGCTAACGCCGTTAGAGGTGAATTAAAGGCTAACACACCGGCTACGAGTACCCAAATCGCCAGAGAAGCAAACTATACAAGGGCAGATGATGAAGTCGAAAACACAATCAATGCCGCCGCCGAGTGGATGGCACAATGGGCATTACAGTTTATCAAGTTGAGATACACTCAGGAACATTTTAGGAAGATTCTAGGTAAGAAGGGTGAAGTTGTATTTCTGAGATTGCATCAGAACATGATTGATGATGGTATGGAAGTGATGATTAAAGCCTCTGGTACTGACAAGATCAAAGCTCAGAACCAAGCTCTTGAAATGGCAAAAATGCAGTTAACAGATCCTCTTTCCTTTTTCACGGACATGGGTCTTGATGACCCAGAGGGCAGGACTGTTAAGTTATTGATGTTTACTAAAGATCCGGCAGGCTATCTCCAACAGTTCATAGAATCTAATCCTAGTGTTACCCCAGAACTATTAGCAAAACTACAAGTAGCTGCTACCCCTCCACCCCCACAAGGTTTACCAGGACAATTACCAACCGCCCCAGGTCAACCCCCAACTCAGGGAATGCCACAGGGTGCTACTGTTACAAATACTTCTGCTACTCCAGCACAACCTCCCACTGGGGTTACGGCTTCCCCTAGCACAACGCAACCACTTGTTTAACGTGGCAAAAGTGTTATAATTTAGCTATGAAAATAGTTAAACTTAACAAGGGATACGAAGCTTTAGTTGATGATGAAGATTATGAAAGAGTAAACAAATATAAATGGTTTGTAACTTCTCAAGGTTACGCTGGTCGAACTCAATATTCAGAAAAGGGTTGGAGAGAAGGT